GAGGTCCAGGAGGCCCTGCTGGTCCAGGAGGTCCAGGAGGCCCAGGAGGTTCTGGAGGCGGAGGCGGCGGAGGAGGTGGCAGTGGTGGGCCAGTAGGATAATAAAAATAAAAGAAAGGAAATTTAATGGGTAGTCCAGCTAATCCAGGTTATGGAGGAGGAGGTGGCGGCGGTGCAGGTTCTCCTGTTGGTACTGGAGGATCTGCCAGTGGTGGTGCTGACATAGGAAGTCCAGGAACATCTACAACAGGTGGTACTGGTGGTGCTGGTGCTGGTACTTATCCAGGCGGCAGAGGTGGCAGCGGCGGAAATTTAGGATCAGCAGGATCACCTGGTGTAAATGTTGGATTCGGAGCAGGAAGCGGAGGTATAGCAGGTTCAACTGGTCCTACAGGCTCAACTGGGCCTGCTGGCTCAACTGGACCTGCTGGTTCAATTGGCCCTGCTGGTTCTTCTGGTCCAACAGGACCAACCGGCTCTACTGGTACTCCTGGAGGATCTGGTTCTAATGGACCACAAGGATTAGCAGTTTTAGGATATTCAAATATTAGATGGGTTAATACTGGAACAATAACAGGACCAACAAGTTAAAGAGGAAAGAATGAATATATATTATAGAATATTAGATATATATCCAGATAATGGAACTATGACCGTAAGATATTGGACTGACGAATTAACAGAAGAATTATTAGCTTCTGATAATAAAAAAGATAAAGATGGCAGACCACTACGATGCCGTAGCGATGTTTCTATAAACATTCCAATACCTGCGTTGCCAACAGAAAGAAAATATCATAAATATTTATTAACTTATGCGCCTAAAGCTGCATTAGAAAGAATGGAAAAAATACAAAACAAAACTATAAACGAAGAACTTAATATATTATCTACTTTAGTTAAAAGAACATTTAAGAAAGATGCAACCGAAATAGAAATATTTTTAAAAACTCCAAAAGATCAAGTAACTGCTAATACGGTTGAGTATGTAGAAATAATTGAAGAAACAAATAAATTAGATGTCTCAGCTAACACGCCATAATATAAATTTTGAATATATTCAAGAAAATTTTAATTACGATAAATTCGATTGGTCTAAAGAACCAATCGAATCTTTTCAAGAATTATGTAAACTTCGAGCACAACAATTAAGAGATTCTTACGATTATATTATTCTATATCATTCTGGTGGTAGTGATTCTACTACTGTTTTAAATTCTTTTTTAAGAAATAAAATTCCATTAGACGAAATTATAACAGTTTCTTTTAATGGTATAAATTATCCTTGTGTATCAGGAATTAAAGCTAGATTAGACCTTATTAATAACAATTTTTGTGGAGTATTTAACAGGATAGAATTATCTATAATAGATATATTGAATATATTAAGAAACGATAAGATATTATCTGACACTCCAAATTTTACAGGATTACTTCATTCTTGTGCTAGATTTAATGTAGAATTTTTTGAAAAAAATAACATTACTATTTCTATGAATAGAAAAGGAAAAACTTGTCATTTATATGGAGAAACAGATCCTTGGGTAATTAAAAAGAAAGATGGATATTATGCAAAATTTAATGTAAGACAAAAATTTAATCCATCTAATTATTATAAAAACACACTATTTTTTACAGATAAACAATTTCCAAAATTACACATCAAACAATGTTATATTAACGCAAGATTATTACAAACAAACCCTGATATATCTTATATTGAAGTTAAGAAAGCTATTAGAGATGAATATAATTCATTAATATCGCCAATAAAATCAGTATCTAGGCCTGAATGGGTTCTAGATAATCCTGCTTGTTATAGCGAAGTCAATGTAATTCTAAATCAATATATAAAGATACATAAAGAATTTTTAGACATATACAAAAACAGTATATTAAATGAATCTATTAAAATAAACAAATTCATTAATATGGTTTCATCAGAATTTAGTAAAGAATATAAATTATTGGAACTTGGGTCCTAAACACCAAACTACTAGAGATTTTCTAGTGCCTTTTAATATAGGTTCTACTTTATGTATCATAAAGGAAGGAAAGAGTATAGCTCTTCCTTTTTTACTGATAACTTTAATCGGATTGTTTTCTCTACCATTGTTTATAAGAAATTCACCGCCTTCAAAATCATCATTAAGAAGAAGAGTCAGAGATAATTTTCTTATACCGCCCAAATCAGCAGATACTTCATCGCCCATAAAAGTATCCATATGCCAAGTATAATTATCGCCAACATTATATGTAGTATATTGGAAAAATGAATATCCGTTTAAATCGAATCCATAATACATTTCGTTTATATTTTGTAATATGAAATTTATTTTATTAAATATCCAGGCATTGTCTGGAGTTCTTTCGTGAAAATTTACTTGAGATTTTCTTATTTTTTCTATTTTTTCTTTATTTTCTTCTGTAAGATCGCCTGTAGTACCCATTTTCAGATCAAAAGACTCACAATATTTAATAACATTATTTAGATCTTCTTCTGTAAAACAATCGTCCCAATAAGCCCAGGGATATGTATATGCAGCTCTTTGTGTAGGGTTATTATAGATTATATTATTTTTCATGATAAATCTCCATCTCTATATTCATGATATTATAAATAATATTTAGTAACAAGTAAAGAGGAAATCATGCCTTCACCATCAAGCCGTCAAGAATTTAAAGATTTTTGCCTAAGAAAGTTAGGTGCACCTGTTATAGAAATTAATATAGACGACGATCAAGTAGAAGATCGTGTAGACGAAGCTTTAAGATATTATTGGGACTATCATTTCGATGGTACAGAAAAAGTGTATTTAAAGCATCAAGTAACGGCCAATAATAAGATAGACAAATATATTACAATACCAGAAAACATCATAGGTGTTGTTAATATATTTGACATAGGACACGCATTGAACACTAATAATATGTTCAATATTCGTTATCAAATAGCTTTAAACGATTTATACACATTAACATCTGTATCTATGATACCATACTATATGGCTATTCGTCATATTCAATCTTTAGAAGAAATATTGGTGGGCAAACAACCATTAAGATATAATAGACATACAAATAAATTATATATAGATATGGATTGGGAAAGAGTAGACGAGGGAAACTATTTAATTGCCGAATGTTATGAAGTAGTAGATCCGACTACATATACTGATGTATGGAAAGATAGATGGCTACAAAGATATGCTACTTGTTTATTAAAAGAACAATGGGGATCTAATATTACTAAATTTGTTGGAGCTAAGATGACTGGTGGTATTATGCTTAATGGTGAAAAAATATATGATGATGCTGTTTTAGAACGTGGCAAATTAGAACAAGAAATGATTTACACTTATTCACTTCCTGCTAGCGATATGATAGGATAATATGGCTACAAATTTTTATTTCAATAACTATCAATCTTCTCAAGAACAAGAATTATTAGAAAATTTAGTTATTGAATCAATTAAAATGTGGGGCGAGGATATGTTTTATATTCCTCGCAAGCTTAATAATTATGATTCAGTATATGGCGAAGACAGTATTTCTTCGTTTGAAAAAGCATATCCTATAGAAATATATATTAAATCTGTAGAAGGATTTACTGGTGATGGAACATTCTTTTCTAATGTTGCAGGATTAGAAATTAGAGATAGAATTATTTTTACAGTTGCTAGAAGAACATTTCAACATGAAGTTGGTAGATATACACAACAAATAAGGCCAAACGAAGGCGACCTTATATATTTTCCATTAAATCAAAAAGCATTTCAAATTAAATATGTTAACAAAATGGAAATGTTTTATCAATTAGGCGCATTACAAACTTGGGAACTAACTTGTGAACTATTCGAATATGGTGGCGAAAACTTTAATACTGGAATTGAAGAAATAGATCAAGTACAAACACTTCTAGATACCAACGTATTTAATTGGGGAATATTAGACGAAGAAGGATATTACCTTACTGACGAATTTGGTAATTATTTTATATTAGATTCTTCTCCATTAAATCCAACAGGAGAAAATGATATTCCTGGAGATGATTCTGATGAAATACAACAAGAATCAGATCAATTTGTAGATTTTACTCAACAAGATCCATTTTCAGAAAGAAATATATAAATGTTCGGTCAAGTTTTTTACCATGGTCTTATAAGAAAATATGTTATTTTAATGGGAACATTATTAAACGACATATATATTACTAGAACAGACGAAAATGGTAATGATGTAGGATTAATTAAGGTTCCTATTACATACGCACCAAAAGATAAAATGTTGGCTAGAGTTATACAAGACCCTAATATAGATAGACCTTCTGCTACTGCACCATTACCTATGATTTCTTTTGAAAAAGGTAATATGTATTATGCTGGAGATAGAAAATTAGGTACAACACAAAGAGTTTCTGTAAAAGACGATACAAATTCAAACTTAGTAAAATATCAATATAATTGGGTTCCTTATGATATAGAGTTTAAAGCGTACATATATGCTAAAAATGCAGAAGACGGAACAAAAATAATAGAACAAATATTACCATTTTTTACTCCAGATTGGACTACACCAGTTTATTTAATAGAAGAAATGAATGATAAAAAAGATATATCAATAATACTTAAAAATATTGAATACCAAGATACTTATACTGGTAATTTTACAGAAAGAAGAGCTATTATTTGGACTTTACATTTTGTTTGTCATGGATATTTATTTGGTCCTATTAAAAAATCAGGAATTATTAAATTTGTTAAAGTTAATTTTCATATACCATCTGTTCCCGATGGTGAATTAGATAAAGCAGTAGATATAACAAGTCCAGTAGAAAGAATAACGGTTCAACCAGGTTTAACTGCTAACGGTGAACCAACATCTAATATAAGTAATACAATAGCATATACAGAAATAAATATAGATGATGATTTCGGCTATATTACTCAAATATACAATAGCGAGGATTTAGATAATGAATAACGAATTAATTTCTTCTGATACAGTAACAGAAATTATAGAAAACGCTAATGATGATTCTATAGAAAAAGATTTTGAAATTGCAAGATCTAATATTTGTGTTGTAGTAGATACAATAAAAACTGCTATGGAATCTTTATCAGAAATAGCAACACAATCACAACATCCTAGAGCATTTGAAGTTTTAGGTAAATTAGCAGATTCAGCTGTATTTGCCAATAAAAGTCTTTTAGATTTACAAGAAAAAACTAAAAAACTAACAGGAGAAACCAATAGAAAATCTTCTGGAAAAACGATTAATAATACATTAATCGTTGGTTCAACAGCAGAATTACAAAAAATATTAAAACAGATGAAATTTGATGGAAACGAATAATCTTAAATCTTATAATGGTAATCCATTATTAAAAAAAGCAAATCAAGAAATAGAATGGAATGAACATCTTATACAAGAATATGTTAAATGTTCTCAAGATGTAATTTATTTTATTGAAAATTATATGAAAATTATTAATGTTGATAAAGGATTAGTGAATTTTAAATTATATCCTTATCAAAAACAAATGTTACAAAATTTTGCAGAAAATAGATATAATATTGTAGCAACAGCGCGACAAGCAGGTAAGTCTACCACTACTTGTGCTTTTATTTTATGGTTCGTATTGTTCCACGAAGAAAAAACAGTAGCATTATTGGCTAATAAAGGGGATACAGCTAGAGAAATTCTAGGGCGTATTCAATTAGCATATCAACATCTTCCAAAATGGTTACAACAAGGTATTGTTGAATGGAACAAAGGTTCTCTTGAATTAGAAAATAATTCTAGAGTTATAGCTGGTTCTACTAGTTCTGATTCTATTCGTGGATATTCTATTAATCTTTTATTCATTGACGAAGCAGCTTTTATTGATAATTGGGATCAATTTTTTACATCTGTATTTCCTACTATTTCTTCTGGTTCAGAATCTAAAATTATTTTGGTTTCTACTCCTAACGGATTAAATCATTTTCATACTACTTGGGCTAATGCAATAAACGAAAAAAATAATTACAAATGGATTCGTGTACATTGGTCAGATGTGCCCGGTAGATCTGAAAAATGGAAACAAGAAACTTTATCTGGTATGAATTTTGATGTTGAAAAATTCGCACAAGAACATGAAGTAGAATTCTTAGGATCTTCGGGTACGCTTATATCTGGATGGAAATTAAAAGAATTAGTGGAACAAATGCCTATATCTAGAAAAGAAGGATTGTGGCAATATTTTAAACCAGAACAAGAACGTGTTTATATTATAATATGTGATGTATCTCGTGGAAAAGGTTTAGATTATTCTGCGTTTCATGTTTTAGATGTTACTGAAATGCCTTATCAACAAGTTGCAGTATATAGAAGCAATGCTATTGGTCCACATGATTACGCAGAAGTTATACATAGAGTAGCTAAAGGACACAATAATGCTTCAGTATTAGTAGAAATAAACGATATTGGTGAATCTGTATCTCATGCATTACATTATGATTTTGGATATGAAAATATATTATATACTGAAAATGCTGGAAGAAGTGGAAAAAGAATAACTTCTGGCTTTGGTGGTTCTGGTTCGGTGGATAAAGGTATAAAAACAACTAAAGTTGTTAAATCTATTGGATGTTCTATATTGAAATTATTAATAGAACAAAACCAATTAATAGTAAATAATGCAGATACAATATCAGAATTAAAAACATTTTCAAGAAGACACAATTCATACGAAGCAGAACCAGGTAAAACTGACGATTTAGTTATGGGATTAGTATTATTTGGTTGGATGACAGAACAACAATATTTTAAAGATTATACTGATATTAACACATTAAGAAGTTTAAGAGAAAAATCTGAAGAAGATTTAGAACAAGATTTAGCGCCTTTTGGGTTTTTAGTTACTGGACAAGAACCTATAGATTATTTCGATGACGATAAACCCGTTTTTTCTAAAGAAGCTTGGATGTGGGCTGACGACGTAAAACTTGATTTTTAATAAATAAAATCAAGATAATATATAATACAAGGAGAAAAAAATGGCGTTTCAATTAAGTCCAGGTGTAAATATTACTGAAATTGACCTGACAACTGTTGTGCCTGCTGTAGCTACATCAGATGGAGCTTTTGCAGGAGTTTTCAGATGGGGACCAGTAGGAGAAAGAGTATTAATAGATTCTGAAAACCTATTAGTTTCTAGATTTGGAAAACCTACTAATTTCAACGCAGAAACATTTTTTACAGCAGCAAGCTTTTTATCGTATGCTAATCGTTTATATATTTCTAGAGGAGCAAATACTTCTGGAAATACTCCTTCAGCATCATTCTTATCTACTGCTAACTCTACAGTAAGTAATAATATATTCACAGGAAATACTACTGGTTTATTGGCAGGTATGTATGTTAGTCAAAGCTCTAATTCTTCTGTTATGTCTTCAGGTAATAATGTTACTATTTCTTCTGTAAATTCTACAGCAATAGTATTATCTCAAAATACATCTGTTAATACTGCTACATTACTATATTTCGCAAACCCAGGAACTGCATATAATTCAATCGCTATAGATTCAGATGGTTCTTCTGCTGGTATTGTTGCTAATTTAGTAAACCAAATAGTTAAAAATTCTGAAGATTACAATAATAAAGAAGGTACTTTTGATACAGATGTACTTTATTTGGCAAAATATCCTGGTGCATTAGGAAATTCTTTAAGAGTTGCTGTTTGTGATACTGCAGCTTCTTATCAATCTAATATTTCTATGGCCACTACGTTAGATTTTGTTATAGGAAATACTGAAGCTACAGCTCAATTTTCTGGAACTTCTAATGCTTCTGCTACTACAATTAAAACAAGTTTTAATACTGGCGACCAAATATTAGCAGGAAATGCTTCTATTGGTTATCAATATATGCAAATTACTTCTGTAGCGGTTAATAACAGCGTTTCTTCTAATACTGTTCTAACTATTAATTTTGAAGATCCATATAGATTACATACTGCTTATTCTTCAAATACAATACAAAGAAATTGGGAATTTTTCAATGTGGTAGATACTGTTCCTGGACAATCTCCTTATGTGTTAAATAATGGGAACACTTCAGCTAATGACGAATTACACGTAGTTGTAATAGACGAAGATGGAGGATTTACTGGTACTCCTGGAACTATTCTTGAAGTATATAAAAATGTATCTAGAGCTACAGATGCTAAGAATTTAGATAATACTACAAATTACTATAAAGAGGTTATTAATCAAAATTCAGGATATGTTTGGTGGGGTAGAGATAGATCTACTGCATCATCAGCTAATTCTACTAATGTTGCTTCTTCTACATCTACAAAACCATTGAATATTAATTTTACATTAGGCAATGATGGATATTCAGAATCAACTGCTCCGTTATCAGTAATAGGATCAGCATATGATTTATTCGTTTCTTCTGAAGATGTAGATATTTCTCTTGTATTACAAGGAAAACCGCTTGGAGGTTCTACTGTTGTTAATGGAAGAACAGTTACAGGATATCAATTGGCAAATTATATTATAGATAATATTTGTGAAATAAGAAAAGATTGTGTGGCATTAGTAAGCCCTGAAAAATCATTAATTTATAATGCTTTAGGTAATGAAGCATTAAACTTAGAAGCTTGGAGAGGAGCATTACATAGTACCTCTTATGCTGTAATGGATTCCGGATACAAATATATGTATGATAGATACAACGATTTATATCGTTGGATTCCATTAAACGGAGATATAGCAGGCGTATGTGTAAGAACAGACAATACTAATGATGCTTGGTGGTCTCCTGCTGGATTTAACAGAGGTCAAATTAAAAATCTAGTTAAATTAGCATATAACCCTAGAAAAGCAGAAAGAGATATTCTTTATAAGAATGGTGTAAATCCAGTGGTTACATTCCCTGGTCAAGGAACTATATTATTCGGAGATAAAACACTTCAAGCAAAACCTTCTGCGTTTGATAGAATTAATGTAAGAAGATTGTTTATAGTTCTAGAAAAAGCAATATCTGTTGCTGCTAAGTATTCATTATTCGAATTTAACGATGCATTTACTAGAGCACAATTTAAGAACCTAGTTGTTCCTTATTTAAGAACTATACAAGGACGTAGAGGTATAACAGATTTCTTAGTTGTATGTGATGACACCAATAATACACCAGCTATAATTGATAGCAATCAATTTGTTGGAGATATTTACATTAAACCTGCTCGTTCTATTAACTTTATTCAATTGAACTTTGTTGCTGTTGGTACAGGGGTTCAATTCTCTGAAGTTGTAGGAAAGGCTGGAAATTAATATAAATAATATAGATTTACAACAAGGAGTAATAAATGCCTTTTAATATAGCATCGTTTAAAGCAAACGGACCAGTTTATGGTGGTGCAAGACCTTCCTTATTTAATGTTTTCTTATCTGTACCACCAGTTTTAGGTATTGATAATGTTTCTGTTAATAAATTCAGATTTATGTGTAAACAAGCAGAATTGCCTCCAGCATTATTGGGAGCAATTGATGTAGGTTATTTTGGTAGAAAAATTAAGGTAGCTGGTGATCGTAATTTTCCAGATTGGACTGTTTCTATTATTAATGACGAAGATTTTTCTGTTCGTGCATTATTTGAAACTTGGTCTAACGGTATGAATAGACTAGTTGCTAATGTTAGAGATCCTAATTTAGCAGCAGAAGAATATAAATCTGATTTAGAAGTTGTTCAATATTCTAAAGATGGTTCTATTATTAGATCTTATACTGTTATTGGTGCATTTCCAACTGATATAGGACCAATAGGATTAGATTGGGATGCTCAAAATCAATATGAATTGTTTAATGTGACATTTGCTTATGATTATTGGGAACCGTTAGTAGAAACTTCTGATAAGAAGGCTGGTGGTGTTAATGTTTATGGACCTTCTATTAATATAGATGGCCCTCAAGGACCAGCATAAATTATTGAAATATAAGGATTTTAGTTTATGAAATTATTCGGTTTTGAGTTTAAAAAAGCAGAACAAGAATCTAATAGTGCTCCATCTTTTGTTAACAAAGAAGAAGATGATGGAGCACTATTAGTTGCAGCTGGTGGTGCTTATGGTACTTATGTAGATTTAGAAGGTACAGTAAGAACAGAAGCTGAATTAGTTACAAAATATAGAGAAATGTCCCTTCATCCCGAAGTAGATTCTGCTGTGGATGAAATAATAAACGAATCCATATCTATAGATGAAGATGTAATTGTAGATATTAATTTAGATAATATACAAATTCCTGATAATGTTAAAAAGGTTATTAGAGAAGAATTTAATACTTGTTTAAGATTATTAGAATTTAATACAAAAGCATATGATATATACAGACGTTGGTATATAGATGGAAGGTTATATTATCATGTTGTAATTGACGAAAAAAACCCTCAAATGGGTATTAAAGAATTAAGATATATTGATCCAAGAAAAATTAGAAAAGTTAAAGAAATACAAAGAAAAAAACTTCCTAATAACATGGGATTAAACGCTTTAGGCGATGTAAATGTATCTAAAACTGTTAACGAATATTTCGTTTTTAGTGATAGAGGATTTAATTTTGGTAATAAAAACGTTGGACCTTCAACTACAGGATTAAAAATTACCAAAGATTCTATATTACATGTAGTTTCTGGATTTACAGATAATAACCAAACAATGGTATTGTCTTATTTGCATAAAGCAATTAAGGCATTAAATCAATTAAGAACTCTGGAAGATGCGTTAGTAATTTATAGATTAGCAAGAGCACCAGAAAGAAGAGTATGGTATATTGACGTTGGTAATTTGCCAAAAATGAAAGCGGAACAATATATTCGCGAAATTATGGTAAAACATAAAAATAGATTGATATATGACGCAACTACTGGTGAAATCAGAGATGATCGTAAATTTATGTGCTTAGATATGACAACTAAAATACCATTGCTTGATGGTAGAACGTTAACTTTATTTGAAATTCAAAAAGAATATGAATCTGGAAAGAAAAATTGGGTTTATTCTTGTGATCCCATTACTGGAAAATTTGTACCTGGTCCAATATCTTGGGCAGGTATAACTAAGAAAAAAGCACAAGTTGTAAAAGTTACATTAGATAATGGTAAAACAATAATATGTACACCAGATCATAAATTTCCTGTTTGGGGTAAAGGAATGATAGAAGCTCAACATTTGATTGGAGAATCTATCATTCCAGGATATAGAAAACAAAAAGAATTATATTCTAATAAACTTTATGAACAAATTTATAAAAACGATACTAAAACTTGGGAATTTACTCATAGAGAAGTAGCAGAATGGAAAGATAATAATAATATTCGTGAAGAAATGATACACAACGAAAAATACGCTAATTCCATAAAAAACACAATACATCATAAAGATTTTAATAAATATAACAATTCACCAGATAATTTAGTTCGTATGAACAGAAATGATCATATGAATTATCATTGGGATTGCGCAAAATATGGATTTGGTAATAAAATTAATAAATCAGAAGATTTTACTCTAGAATGGAGAGCTAAATTAAGTATTGCTGCTAAAAATCGTATACCAAAATGTAAAACATGGAAAATTAAAATACCAACAAGTGAAGAAATTATATTAGAAAATTTAAGCGAATTTTGTAGAAATAATAATTTAAATAGAACAAATATTAAAGGAAAATTCGGATCTAAAAAATATTTTGCAGAACAACTTATAAATCATAAAGCTATTTCTGTAGAATGGTTAGAAGAAACTATGGATGTAGGTTGTTTAACTATTGATTTAGATGAAACATATCATAGTAATCATACATATTTACTTGATGCCGGCGTTTATACAAAAAATACAATGTTGGAAGATTATTGGCTTCCAAGAAAAGAAGGTGGCAGAGGAACTGAAGTTACAACATTACCTGCTGGTGAAACATTAGGACAATTAGACGACGTTTTATATTTTCAAAAGAAATTTTTACAATGTTTAAACGTTCCTGTTTCTAGATTAAGCTCCGATGCTTTATTTTCTATAGGTAGAGCTACAGAAATTACTAGAGATGAATTAAAATTTGCTAGATTTGTAGTAAGATTAAGATCACGTTTTTCTGAATTATTCACAAAAATGTTAGAAAAACAATTAATTTTAAAACAAATAGTTACTCCTGAAGATTGGGAATTATTAGCACAACAAATAAAATACAATTATGCTAGAGATAATTATTTCACAGAATTAAAAGACGCTGAAATAGCTGAAGCTAGAGTTAATCTTGCTCGTAATTTCCAAGATATGGCTGGTAAATATTACGATCATAGATGGATTAGAAAAAATGTTCTAAGACAAAGTGATGAGGATATTGAAGAAAGAGATGAAAATATTATGATGGAAATGGAATCTAATGAACCTAGATGGTTTAATCCAATGATTGAACAAAACAACCAATTAATGCAACAACCACAACAATTGGTTGATGACGGTACTAGTGATGCCCAACCAAATCCACAAGATATGCATTCAGATACTACACATCAAGGAAATGGCCCTGGTGGTGACGAAATGAGAAAAAAATTAGAACAACTTAGACAAGCTCAAGTAACTATAGATCAAATGAAACGTAAAAAAGGTAATAGATCTATGACTGATGAATCTAAATATAAAGCAGCAGTTCAAATAGTTGCTAAAAATAAAGATTTATTATCAGCAATAGGTGTTTCTGATTCTAAAAATAGAAAACAATGGAGTAGACAATAATGAGTGATATTAAAGATTTATTATCGACATCTTTAGAACAAAAGCCTTCAGATTTTGGTGATCATTTAAAAAATATATTGTTAGATAAAATAAGTACTGCTATAGATAATAGAAAATCTGATTTGGCTAGAACTATGTTTTCTGGTGATTCCGATATAGATACAGAAGATTTTGAAACAGAAGATCAACCAGAATCAGAGGAAGAAAATGTCTAAGTATTTAAGAGAAATAGTAAGTTGTAATTCTAGCAAAACAGAACCTATGAATCTTGATGATTTAAATCAAGCACCAGGAAATAGAGATTTTATTGGACAACATTCTGTTGAAAAACATGCAGATCGTGTTGGAAATAAAGATGATATATATAAAGCTGGAAGTATAAAACAAGCAAAAATGAAACGTCATGGATTGTCTGATCCTGTACAAAAATTGGCTAATGAAGAAAAAATAAAAAGGGTTAATCTTGTTAAGGTTTAAAGATTTTTTAACAGAAGCATTTCCTCCAGATAGTGTTATAGCAGCAAGAGCTAGAAAAGAAGCTGCACAAGCAAAAACGCCAGAAGAATTAAAAACAATAGCTGCACATGCTTGGGCAGAATACAATAGAAAAAAAGGTATTGTTAAAAAACCAGGAAATCGTTCTGTTAATAATAAACCAACAAATAAAACAAATAAAACAAATAACAGATATTATAGAGCTAAACAAGGATTGAATTAATGATATATAAATTTAGTAATAATGAACTTTCTATAGGTACAGCAAATACTGTATATGATTGTCCTATTATTAGAGTAGTAAATTCTACTACAGGTGTGGTTAATTGTACAATGTCTGTTAATTCTTCTGTAAATATAGCTTCATTTTCTGTATTAGCTAATTCTGAAATATTAATAGAAAAAATGCCTACTTATAGAATACAAGGAACAGGATTGGTCGCTTCTCCTATAGCATATCGTTATTAATGATAAAATTTAAAGATTTTTTAAAAGAAGAAATATATAATAGAGATGAATTTAAACCTAAGAGATTTAATACGTCTGATGGTGATACAGTAACAAAACATATT